ACGGGACTTCCACAAAAGCTCTCGGGATTGAACGCATCGATACCTGGTTCTTCTCTCAGGTTGAACACACGCGGATCCCCGAAATCACCGGCTGGCATGATCCCGTAAACCGTATCTGCATCTGGGCTTTCCCCTCCAAAGTGGCGGAAGCCGGCGTACTGGACAGAGTGCTGATCTATTCCTACGACCTCGATAAGTGGTCATACGGTGTCATTTCTGTCCAAACACTTTTCGGCGATTACGCCCGCGGCGAAACGCTCGATAACCTCGATAAGTACGGCACGCTGGACGCGCTTCCCTTTGGTTCACTGGACGTACCGGCATTTATGACCGGCCGTTCCCTGATGGGGTGTTTTGATTCCGAAGGATATATGGGCGTCCTGAACGGCAAACCGCTTGAAGCCGTCATAGAAACGCAGGAAATCGGCGGTGACCGCATGATGGTTCACGGCCTGCGTCCGCTCGTTGACCGCGGAGACGCGAAAGCGCTTCCCATATACAGAACGAGACAGCAGGAACAGCCGAAATACGGCCCTCTCCGCGCGCAAAGCAGGGACGGCGTTTGTTATCAGCACCTCAGCACAAACTATCTGTCAGCCCGTGTTGTGATACCGGGCGGCGGTACGGCATGGCGTGACGCTCACGGGGTAGAGGCCCTGATAGAGCCTGAAGGAGGCATGTAATGGCGAGACAGGTTGCTGTTTACCCGAATGCTACACCCGAACAGATGACGGCTTTAGCGCTCGCGGTTAACGGCGCTATCGCCGGTGAAACGCTCAATACAGGCACGTTCACGGCTGGAGCCGGAGACAAGACAATCAGGGATCCGCGGTGCCGTGCCGGGCGTGTGGCGATGCTCGTTCCTCTCAACGCGGATGCGGCGGGCATGACATGGTTCCTTTCCACGATGACACGCGGGGAAATGACTTTTACGATTTCCGGCACCGGCACGGGTTCCTGGGCATGGCTGATTTTCGGAAGCTAGAGGAGACAGAAACATGATGACACAATACAACAATCCCTTTCTCAGGCAGAACGGGCTCCAGCAGGGCCAAATTGGGGCGGCCACGACGGGACAGTATGCCCGTCCCGCTGGGACAGTTACGCCGCCTGTTACTCAGCAGGGAGGCGGCGCCGGATTTCAGCAGATGCAGGCGCCGGGCATGGCCACGCAGCAGGGCAGCGGGCTGAATGGCGTTATGGGTACGGTTGGGAGCCTCGGCGGGCTTCTCGGTATGATGAACGGGAACGGCAGGCTCACGTCCGGCCAAAGTCAGGTACTCGGCAATGCCGGTATGGGCGGTGCGGTTGGTTCTCTTTTCGGCCCCACTGGCGCCGCTGTAGGCGCCGGCATGGGCGCTCTTAACGGTCTTCTTGGAGGTCTGTTCTAATGACAGGTTCCGGTTTTTCCAGAAGCAATACTCCTCAGTTCGGCGGTCTCTACAAATCTCCGGCCGGCAAGACTACCGCGGCCGCAGGAGCGGGCGGCGCTATTCCCCGCGTACAGGCCCCGGCTGTGTCCGTCCCCAACGACCCGCCCGTTGACCTTGCCGGCCTCGGTGGGCTTCTCTACTTCATGGGGCAGGGGGGCCCGGCATATATGAGCGTGAACGTCCCCGATCCGCGTTTCCAGCGGCAGGGGACTGCACAACAGGCCGCTGAAGGCGCTGCACAGATGACGCCGGAAGACAAGGCGGCCATGGAACGTTCCGGCCTTCGCCCCGAGTACGGCCTGCACCTCAACAGGACGCTGTACATGCCTTATACGGGGGAGGCAGTGCCGCCCGGCACAAACCCCACGTACTATGACCGTAACGGGAACACTATGCCTGGCCCTGAAGCCGGATGGCTTGAGCGTACAGCGTATAACCTCGGGAAGTGGTTCTAATGGGGCTTGAGTATCAGTTCATTGACGACGTGAGCAACCGGGGGCTTGCTTTCTTCTGGGAGAAGGCAAAAGCCTCCGGACGGCTTGAAAAGTTCTTCTATGACCGGCCGGAAGTCTCTCTGCCGGACTTTATCCGGTGGTGCCGGAACGGTAATAACCTGCCGTGGTTCGTTCTGCTGAACGGAGAACTCCTGGCAATGTGTGCCCTGAACAGCCTGCACGGTAAAACAGCATGGGGGCATTTCTGCGTTCTCCCGTGCGGGGTTAGGCGATACGAGGGCATGCCCCTCCCCATTGCTGTATGCGTGGGCATGCTCGCGCAATGGCTCTACGCCCAAAAAGATGGGGCTTTCGCCCTTGAACGGGTGCTTGGTTCGACGCCGGCCACTAACGGGCCGGCATTGAAGGCGGCCCGCCTGATGGGTGGCCATGAGGTGGCGCGTGTGCCCGGTTCGTGCTACATCTACAGCAGGCGTCAAAATATTGACGGTATAGTGACAGAGCATACAAGGATGACCGTCCCGGTATCGGGACTTGATTTATAGATGGAGGTGTCGTCATGGGTGGCGGCGGAGGCGGAAAAGGCGGCGGTGGAGAATCCACCACTACCAGCAGTGCGGCCCCTTGGGGGGCCCAAATCCCCTATCTTATCGGGGGCAAAAATTCTCAGGGTGTAGAAGTCAAAGGCGTCTTCCCCGAAGCGGCGCGGCTCTATGAAAGCGGCGGCCTCGCTGGGGAGTACTATCCCAATCAGACGGTAGCCGATGAATCGGGGTACACGACTACGGCCCGCGACATGATTAACGCCCGCGCAACTGGCGGGGACGCGAATATCGACAATGCCGCTTCCAGTATGGCTAACATACTGAACGGCTCGGCTATGGCTGGCAACACGGGGCTTAACGCTCTCAACCAGTACGCGCAGTCCACGAACCCGTACATAGACGACCTTTACAGCCATGCGGCTGATAAGGCTAACGCGGCAATCAACGGGAATTTTTCTCAGGCAGGGCGGTACGGTTCCGGTGCACAGGCAAACGCTGTTGCGGACGCTGATCAGAACCTCGCCAATGAGATGTATTCCAACGCGTACAATCAGGCCGTGAGCGCGGCGGGTAATGCCGCGAACGCGTACAATCAGGGCATAAATTCACAGATTGCCGCGGCAAGCCCCGCACAGTCCCTGAGCAATCAGGCATATACGGATGCGGCGCAGCTGGCTCAGGCCGGTTCTTCTCTCGACGACTACAACCAGAGTAGAGTTGACGCGGACGTAGACCGCTGGAACTACAATCAACAGAAAGACATGCTCGCACTGCAAAACTATCTTAACCTTGTCGGCGGCTCCTACGGTGGGCAGGGTGAAAGCACGACCGAGACAGACAGCGGCGGCAAGGGAGGCGGAAAGTAATGGCGTACCCATACGATAACGGACAGACGCCGGGCGGCCTTCTCGGCATGTGGGGCGGACAGCCCGCCCCCAAAAACGTTTCCATGGCTGATGTCGTTTCCGGCAACCCCGGCTTCCTTGCCGGGGTAACTGCCCTCTCCATGCTTGCCAATAATAACGGTAGGCGGTCTTTTGGCCAGCTTCTCGGGCGCGGCGGGCTGGATGCTCTCGGTGCACTGGGTACGGCCGGAATGCTTGGATACCAGCAGGACAGACAGAGAACGCAGGATGCCTTCGCCAGAGCGCAGTGGGATGCCGCGCAGCAGGACAGGGCATTCAACAGGCAACTCGCCCTCACCAATCTTGACCTGACGAGGAGCATGGCTCTCGGGCGGATGCAGAGGGACCAGGAAAATGCGGCCAGACAGGCAGACTTCAACGCTGCCCTGACCGGGGCGGGAGATATGCGCCCGTCGCCTTACGGAGCGGCCATGATTCCTGATGGATCGGATCCGTACAGCATAGCGGTCCAGTCTGAATCCGGCGGCAACCCGTGGGCCATCTCTCCGGACAGAGGCGGGAGCACTTCCTACGGACGCTTCCAGTTCAACACCCTGCCGGGGAACTCCATGTGGCAGTTCATTAACTACCTGAAGGCTTCCAGGCCAGAACTGTATCAGGCTCTGGGCGGCGGCGCTTTCCAGCCTGGCACGGCAGATTTCAACAAAGCCTGGAAGGCTGCTTCTGCCAGCCCTGCAGCCGGCCAGATGGCTGACGCGCAGAACGCCTTCTTCAGGGAACAGTTTATCAATCCGGCGCTTGCCAGGCTCAGGGGGACCGGAATTGATGCCTTCATGCAGAATCCTGCGTTCGTCCAGATGCTTGCCTCAACGGCGGCTCAGCATGGCGTGGGCGGCGCGGCCCGAATCCTCTCCAATGCCTGGAAGGGCGTCGACAAATCACAGTCCCCTGAAGCACAGCTTGAAGCGCTTGTCCGCGGCACGTACGCCGGCAGGTCTGACCCCAGAGAGTTCATCAATCAGCTCAAGGAAGACCCGAACTTCATGGCTAAGGTCAGGCCCCGTTTTGCACGTGAGCAGGAACAGATTCTTGGCATGCTGAGGGGTGGACAGAACCCCGGACAGGGCCGTTCACCGAATGCTCCAGGAGGGACTTCGCCCGAAGTTGCGGCGATTGACGCCGAAATGCAGAGGCTCACAGGCCTCCTCCCCAGCGCTCCGAACACGGAAAGCCGGGAAAAGACAGAGGCCGTCATCCGTGCTCTGCGGGAAAAGAGAAACGCTCTCACCGGCGACCGGAGCAGAAGCGATTCGGACCAGCAGAGGCTCTTCGACAACGAGCGTAATATGCGCAAGGACTTCGATACTGCCAGCACTGCGTATATGGATTCCGGCAGGATGCTCACAGACCTGCTTTCCTCTGCCAAGGGCAATTCGGGTATCGGCGACGTCGCCATGGTCTATGCCATGATGAAGATGTTCGACCCCACGTCTGTCGTCAGGGAGGGCGAGTTCGCCACGGCGAAGAATGCAGCCGGCGTAGACGAGCGAGTCCGGGCCGCGTGGAACAGTCTGATAGGCAACGGCAAACTCAGCGCCGAACAGAGGCGGCAGATGATTTCACTGGCGAGGGATTACTTCGGCACGAGGGCTTACGCGCAGAGGGGCGTGAATGACAGGTTCAGGCGGCAGGCTAAGGATTACGGTCTGAACGCGGACCGAATCGTCTATGACCCTTATGCGACTCTCATGAGCGAGGCTAATGACTGGCTGAAAGCGAACCCGGTCATGGCTGCCGCTCCGGTCCATGGGCAGTCCGCACCCGCTCAGGGTGGGCAAAACGTGCCTCCCCTCAAGCTCAACAGACGCGGCGATCCCAGAAACTAATGGAGGGAATCCATGGCAGATGATCAGTATCGTATTATCCAGCTCCCTGACGGCAGGAAGGCCGAGATTCCAGCTGACACGACTGCGGACGAAGAACGCGCCATCATGGAGCGGTACGCCGTGAAGAATCCGCCGGCCGCTCAGCAGAGGGGAGCGCAGTCTCCCAGTATGACCTGGACGGACGCACTGCTCAGGGGAATGAGGAATCTTCCCGAAAGCGCGTGGGGCGTTGTGGCCGATACGGCTGACGCCTTCATGCATCCCATTGAGACGGGCAAGGCTCTCGGCAAGGTTGCCGGCGGTTACGCGCTCAAGGCTCTCCCCGATTCCGTGAAATGGGAGGGCGGCGACTGGCTTCCGTCCTCTGACGAAATGCGGGCGGCTGCCGACGGCATTAACAGATTTTTCGCTGACCGGTACGGTTCTGAGGACGCCCTCAAGCGGACCATTGCCACAGACCCGGCAGGGCTCCTGGCCGATGCCTCGACAGCTTTCACCGGCGGCGCTGGCCTGATGAGAGGTGCGGCCTCCGCAGGACTCAGGGGAGCCGGCAGGGCGGCCAATGTCCTTTCAAAGGCTGCCACGCTCACCGACCCCATGAGCATCGCCGTCAAGGGCGGGGATATCGCCGCAAGGAAAGGCATTGGGCTCAACCTCCCGCAGAAACTCTATCAGTCTGCGCTTGGCGTGAACCCCGGCTTCAGCAACAGCGGCAAGGCCAGATATTCGCCGGAACAGATTCGCAGCATGGTGAATACCGGCCTCGAAAACCGCATCCCCGTCACGCACGGCGGATGGAGCCAGGCTGATAATGCTATCAGCGGCATCAACGGCCAGATTGATAATGCCATCAGCGCGGCTGATAAGGCAGGGCTCACCATTGACCCGATGGACATTGCCGGGAAGACGCTGGACTCTGATACGAGAAACTGGGTTGCGAACCAGTTCGATCCGGCATCGGACGTGAAGGCCTTCGACGACAGCGTTGAGGACTTCCTTGTATCCCATGGAGGAGAGCCGCTTTCACTTGCCAAGGCTCAGGAACTCAAAAAAGGCACCTACCGGAAATTTGAGAGCTCCTACAGGAATAATGCCAAGCCCATGGCTGCCGGCTCTGTCGAGGGGCAGAAAGAGGGGGCCAGACAGCTCCGTGCCGCTATCAACGACAAAGTGGCAGAGGGCGTGGACAAGGGGCTGATTCCCGCTCTGGATGGCGGCTCCATACACAATCTCAACGCCAGAGAGGCCGCACTCATCGACCTGCGCGACAACATCGAGCGCAGCGTGCTCAAAAACGGCAACAAGGGAACGATGGACTGGCTGACAGGCCTGCTCGGCGCCATTGCCACAGGTGACGCCATGACGGGTATGGGCATCGGGGCCGCCAAGCAGGTTCTGACTTCCCCCGGTGTCCGCTCGAGGGCGGCATTCTTCGCTGACAAGGCGAGGAGAACAGGCAACCCGGTACGCGGCCCGCTCGGCACTGCATTCCTTGGTGAAGAGGCGTGGGGCGAGGATCAGGCCCGGAAGAGACAGTACTGAGGCAGATAGATGGCTGGACTTACACCTAAGTCCTTCGGTCTGCTGGATTACATGATGAACAAAATTTTCCCACCCAAGGGCGAGGAGGGTGAAAAATAAATGTCTGTATCAGACTACAGCACGACAGCCGACAACAACACCAGCATCAGTGGCATTAATGTTGCTGAAGGATGCCTTCCGTCTAACGTCAACAACGCTATCCGTCAGCTCATGGCGGATCTCGCAGCATACCGTGAGGATGTAACCGCTGATATTGCGGCCGCCGTATCCAGCGCCCAAACTAACTTCGATAAATATTTCCCTTCCGGATGCCGGATGTTCTTTCAGCAGAAGGCCGCGCCTACCGGGTGGAAGAAAATTACTGATTACGACAACTGCGCACTGCGGCTGACGTCCGGAACACCCGGAAACAGGACAACAGGAAGAACGTTCACTGATTGTTTTACGGCGGGCAGGGGAACCACCAGTAATAGTATATCCATGGGCGTTTATGAGACGACGCTTTCTCTCGCGCAAATCCCGTCCCACACTCACGGCCTCTGGGAACTTTTTGTTGACGCTGGCGGCGGCGGCTGGGACGCGTGGGCCGTGGCCCGTTATGGCGGGCAAAATGGCTCCGGCAGCTACCACGGGGATGCCGTAGGCCGGAGCGGCGGCAACGGCTCGCATGGGCACGGGACTTGGAATAACGCCCATGCCCATAGCATAGATTTCAATGTGAACTACTTGGATACTATTCTTGCAGAGAGGGTGTAAATGGCCGGATGCCCATTTAAGAATTTTGAGGAGTGCCCCGAACACTCGAAGAAAGGCGGTTGCGCCCTGTGGATGAGCTACACGGGAAGCAAGGATAACGTCCAGTCGTCCTTTGAGGGGTGCGCTTTCACGCTCGCGCCGATGCTTCTTCTGGAGCAGGCAAATGTCACCGGCATGCTCGCGGGGGAAGTCTCCAAGGTGGGAGCTGAGGTGAGCGCCGCCAGGTGTGAAAACATCGAAGAGGGCCGCGCCCTGCGGGAGCAGTTCTACACGCTTGCCAGCGGGAAGCCCCGCCTCGTGCAGGCTGACCATAGCAGCACAATGGAGGCGATTAAGGAGTAAGTAATGGAAGAACATGTCACGGTAATTCCCGGAGATGGCGTTATCTCTGTCAACGGTATCCCTATGCAATTCAAGTTTCCGCCCGTAGC